TGGCAGGGCCGGATGCGCGAGCACCTGGCTGACAATCCGCAGCTGAGACGGATACCGATGCGGGAGTCGGCAAACTTCTCCGTTTCGGTGCCGCCAAAACAGTTGAAAAATGTGGCTGCAGAAAGAAAATGGAACGAAGCTGGATTCGCCTCAAATAAGCTTGCGAAACGCCATTACGAAAAGCATGGCAGTCAATACCCTGGACTTGATGAGCAACAATATCTTCAAGTAGCCCGGGACTTATTGACTTCTGAAGACGGTGATGATGTCATTTCGTTCGATTCAGAGCTTGGATTTCTGGTAAAATATAGACGTAGCACCAATGACTTTGCAATTGGCAGGCCAGACGGCCAAATATCAACCGTCTATAAGCCGGATAATGGCGAGCAGCATTTTGTTGAGGAGCGATTGAAAAATGGTCGAAAAACATGACTACCCGATGAGCTGTCCTGTGTGCGGTGATGAGGTTGATATGTTTGACATCTGTGATAATTGTGGATGGCAGAATACTGGACCGGAGAATATCGATGGTGGGCCTAATCACATGACGCTACTGGAGGCGATTGCAGCCTACAAAGAAGGGCGTCCCATCGACTGATCAAAAGTTATATCAAACCCCATGAAAGCGACCGATAACCCGGCCGCTTTTTTCATGTCGAAAAAGCCGCATGAGGCTGGATCGGCACCAATCCCTACGGCCGGGACAATGGCTGGAAACAGTCCCCCCAGGACTTAAAATGGAGGTGTTCCATGCTCAAGAACGTTAACCTGCAACTATTGGCTGAACCCGCTGCCGGGGATCCGGGTAGTGGTGGCACGCCACCGGCTGCAACACCACCGGCGGCAAGCTCGACGCCCCCCGCCAGCGTCACATTCACTGCTGACCAGCTCGCTGAAATTGACCGCATCACGACCGAGCGGACAACCAGGGCGAGTCAGGCAGCGCTAAAATCTTATTTCCAGCAACAGGGAATGACCGAGGAACAGGCAGCAGAGGCCATCAGAACCTACAAGGACACCAAAGCCAAGGAGTTACCGCCCAGTGCAGCTGAGGCCATTGCAGCCGAGAAAAAGCGTGCGGACGATGCTATCGCAGCTGCAAACATGACCCTGATCAAAGCATCAGCCCAGGTCATGGCTGCAACTCCTGACATCGGTGTGCGTGCTGACCGCATCGAAACAGTGCTTTCTATGGCAAAGCTCGGTGATGTCAAGGTCACAGACAATGTTGTCGACCAGGCAGCGGTCAAGGCGGCACTTGAGGCCGTAATCAAGCAATTCCCAGAATGGAAAGCAACCGAACCAAACAATCAACCAGGCTTCCAGGTTGGCGGAAATGGCGGCACACCGCCAGCTGCAGATGACGCTGCTCTCCGTAAAGCTTTTGGACTGCCAATCAAGACATGATCGCCGGCAACCCCGGCAGAAGGAGCTAAATAATGGCTAACACTATCGCACTCGCAAAGAAATATGTCGCAATGCTCGATGAGGTCTACAAACTGGCGGCTTTGACCGCCGACCTCGAAAGCGACGCATCGCTCGCCCGTGAAGGCGCGAACACCAATGAAATCGTCATTCCGAAAATGACCCTGCAGGGCCTTGCGGACTATTCCCGCAGCGGCGGCTATGTTGCTGGCGACATGACCCTGGCATGGGAAACCGTCGCATTCAACTTCGACCGTGGCCGCAAATTCTCCATCGACTCGATGGACAACGAGGAAACCATCGGCGTAGCCTTCGGCCGCCTGGCTGGCGAATTCCTCCGCACTAAGGTCGTCCCTGAACTCGACGCCTTCCGTTTTGCCAAGTATGCCGGTCTGGCCGGTGTCAGCCCCGCTGGCGCTACTCTGGCTGATGGTGCGGCTGTCATCGCAGCCTTGCGCGCGGCAACCTCCAGCATGGACGAAAATGAAGTCCCGATGGAAGGCCGCATCTTGTACATCACCCCAACCTTGAAGGGTATGGTCGAGGATCTGGCAACCACTGCTTCCCGTGAGGTCCTCAACCGCTTCAGCAAGGTCGTGCCTGTCCCGCAGACCCGCTTCTATACGGTCATTAACCAGCTGGATGGCACCACCGGCGGTGAAGAGGCTGGCGGATACATCAAAGACGCTGTCAGCGGCAAGGACATCAACTTCATGGCGATTCATCCGAGTGCAGTCCTTCAGTTCACCAAACAGGCCGTGCCGAAGATCATCAATCCGGAGCTGAACCAGACCGCAGACGCCTGGGTCTTTGCCTATCGTTCGTACGGCCTGGCCGATGCGTTCGACAACAAAGTCAACGGCATCTACCTCCACAAGAAAGCCTGATGACCTATGAGACGGATCGGGCGCATTGAACCTGATGAAGTGACGCAGGGGGCGGGGCCAACCCCCGCCCCTGCTGAACCAACTCCTAAGCCGAAAGCGAAGCCTCGAAAGGAGCAGTAATCCATGTACGCCGATTCAGCATATTACACGGATGACTTCCTTGGCGCGATGATTCCAGCCGAACAGCTTGACCAGGCACTGGAATATGCCAGTGATCTGGTTGATGTTGTGACACTGGGCCGGGTTGCGGATTATGGCTTTGCCAGCCTGACGGCTTTTCAGCAAGCCAAGATCAAACGTGCCTGCTGCATTCTGGCGGAGGATGTCTTTGCCTCAGGTGCACTCACAAGCGGCGGTGCCATCACTGGCGGTTTCAGCCTGGGCGACCTGTCAATCCAGGAATCGAAGGACGCTGCCAAGATCGATGGTATACCGGTCCGGCAGCTGGCGATATCCTTGCTCAGGCAGACAGGCCTGACATATACGGGGGTGGGTTGACATGAAGCTGCGTCCGTTACCTGAATCAGTGTTGATCACGCCAGTCACAGTAAGCCTCCAGACTGGACAGGACCCGTATGGAAGTCCGACAACTCTGACAGTCACCGGGAAATGCCGCTTGGTTGAGAAATCAACTCGAATCCTCGACGCCGAAAAGCGGTTGATCCAGCTATCCGGTCATCTCTACATGGCCGGGGACATCGCACCATCAATGTCTGTCATCGAGGGTGGCACGGTAGCGATCGGCGGCAGGACCTGGCAAACCTATTCAGCAGAGCGACCGCGCAATCCAGACGGCACCGTGCATCACACGAAGCTTTACCTGAGGTAGTGCCATGGCGTTCAAAATCAAGATTGACCGAAGAAAAGTCGCGAAGGTTGTTGAAGCTGCTGTTATGGCCGCGGAACAAACAACTTTCGCAATCAAGTCAGACGTTGAAGAAGCACAGGTCATTCCGTTTGAAACCGGTGACCTGAGTAACAGCGATGTTGACCGCTCGAGACGCAAATCAGGAAGGTTTCGTATTGTCCATTCCATGCCGTATGCCCGCAGGTTATATTGGCATCCGGAATATAATTTCCGGACAGACAAAAATCCGAACGCCCGCGGTGAATGGTATGAGCCTTGGCTGACAGGTGACCGGAAGAAATTTGCCAATGAATCGTTCAAAAAGCTGTTTCGCAGGCAGTTGAAAAAGAGGGGGCTGATCTGATGCTGACTATCACAAATGTCAGGGACTGGTTGTCCTCCCTGCTTCCAGGCACGACCATTTATGCGGGCTCAATCGACGCCAATCAAAGCCAGTGCATCGGGGTCTATCAGCGAGATGGGGTCTGGAATCAAGCCATTGGCGCACCGAGCACCTACCAACAGCTTGACATCAAGCTGTTGGTTCACTGGGGGACAGGCATCAGTGATTGCGAAACCAGAGCTGCTGCTCTGTTCGAAACTTTGCTGGCTAGCCGCAAATCAACAATCAACAACCAACCGCTCATAGACATACAGGTCAAGCCGCCGATCAATATCGGTCGTGATGACAGAGGCGTCTTTGAGTCAATCGTGATCTGCACGATTATTTATGAAGTGAGGTAATCGAATGAACCCTGTTTGGGAAAATGCATTCAAAATTTCGACCAATGGCCGGAATGCAACACCAACTTTCGCGATCATCAAAAATCTCGAATCGCTTGAAATGGCCATTGACGGAACAGTTCAGGAATGGTTTGCCATGGATGCCGAGGGGTTTGCCCGTAATCTGGTGACCGCCAAGAAGATCAGCTTTGCATGCTCTGCCAAACGCACCGACGGGGATGCTGGCAATGACTATATCGCCGGCATGATGCTTGCGGTTGGTGCAGCTGCTCAGTCCGAATTTGAACTGACTTTCGCCAACGGCGATAAGCTCACCGGCGATTGCACAATCAATTTCACCAAAGGGCTCGGCGCTGCTGAAGATGTCGATCCAATGGAATTTGACGTTCTTCTGGATGGCAAACCCACATTCACTGCTGGCGTTTAATGACCTGACGGGGCCCTGAGCAATCGGGGCCCTGATTATTTTTAGGAGACACCTTTTTATGAAGATGTACACAATTGACGGTGCGCTGCTGACTGAAACCCCGGAGATCCGGATCGGTGACAAGATCTACAAAGTCGATAATCGGCTTTCGACGGTCAAGCGCATTGCCGAAGAGATCAAGGTCAATCCAAATGACGAAATGGACATTTCTTTGAAGAATGCCCTGGGAGAAGCAGCTCATGCTGAAATTATCGCTATGGATCTGCCTGTGACAGCCATGGCTGAAATCATGATCACAGTCTCTGCAGCGGTGAATGGCTGGACCGTGGAGGAAACACGGAAGCGATTTCTCGGAGAAAAATGAAGACGGTCAGAAATGGTATGACCAGGATGAAGATTGGAATCTGATAGTTTCGAGCTTTGCTGAGCAGTATGGCGTCAGGCTCGAAATTGAAAATATCAGCTGGCCGGAGTATTGCAAGTTATTCTCTGGATTTTCAGCCGAAACCGCCCTGGGTCGAATAGTGACTATTCGGTCCGAAAAGGACGCCAAGATAATCAAGAATTTCTCTCCAGAGCAGAAGCGGATCAGGCGAGATTGGTTAAATCGCCAGGCAAAGCAGAATCCGGACGCTGCCAAAAAACAGCTTGAATCCATGAATAAGATTTTCAAAGCCTTATTTGGCGGCGGGAAAGGGGTATCGAGATGAGTGCGGACAACGTTGGTAGTGTATCTTTAGGTGTAAATCTCGATCAATCCGGACTCAAAAAGTCTCTAGTTGGTATTGAGAAGCAAGCAACATCCGGCTTGAAAAGCGCATTTTCTGGCAGCGGAATTGCCAGTACGCTCGGGAAACTGGGCGCTCTGGCCGCAGGCGCTTTTGCCATTGGCGCTATCACACGGTTCGGAGCATCGGCAATCCAGCTGGGATCTGACTTGGCCGAAGTCCAGAACGTGGTTGATGTCACGTTCGGCTCGATGTCTGGCCAGATCAATTCCTTTGCCCAGTCTGCCATGACCAGCTTCGGGCTTTCCGAGACAGCTGCTAAGCGCTACACCGGTACCATGGGAGCCATGCTCAAATCCATGGGGCTGGGCGTAGACAAGGCTGCCGACATGTCCATGGCCATGACTGGACTCGCCGGAGATTTCGCCTCCTTCTACAATCTGGACGCCGGCGAGGCCTTTGCCAAGATCCGAGCGGGTATTTCGGGTGAAACCGAGCCATTAAAGCAGCTTGGCATCAACATGTCTGTGGC